CAAATTACCAGTTTAAGTACAGGGGAGTTCCCTGTGAAATTTAGTCCGAGGTAGTTCCTCGGGAAAGGATACTAGTATGGATTTTTCAGATTTTAAACGTAAGTCAAAGAGCAATCTTGACGAACTCTCGAAGAAGATTCAAGAGAGTTCAGGCAGTAAGGACTCGTACAAGGATGATCGCTTCTGGCGACCAGAGTTGGACAAGTCAAGTAACGGATATGCAGTTATTCGTTTCCTTCCTGCTCCTCCAAATGAAGAGCTTCCTTGGGCAAAGCTCTACTCGCACGCATTCCAAGGTAAGGGTGGTTGGTTCATCGAGAACTCTCGCACCACTCTTGGTGAGAAGGATCCGGTTTCAGAGATGAACTCTGAACTCTGGAACAGTGGTCAGGATACTGACAAGGATATCGCTCGTGCCCGAAAGCGTAAGCTCCAGTACATCTCCAACATTCTTGTGATTAGCGATCCAGCGAATCCCCAGAATGAGGGTAAGGTGTTCCTCTACAAGTTTGGTAAGAGAATCTTTGACAAGATTCAGGAAGCCATGGAACCTGAGTTTGCAGATGAAGAGAAGATCAATCCGTTTGACTTCTGGTCTGGTGCCAACTTTAAGTTGAAGGTCCGCAAGGTTGCCGGTTTCATCAACTATGATAAGTCTGAGTTCGATTCGCTGTCGGAACTGTTTAGTGGGGACGATTCGAAGCTAGAAGAACTCTGGAAGAAGCAGTACCCTCTTAAGCCGTTTACTGATTCTTCCAACTTCAAGTCGTATGACGAACTGAAGGAGCGTCTGAGCATGGTTATTGGTGATGACATCCGGTTCACTGATGTCTCTACAAACACCGTAGAGAGCGTCACAATGGATCAGGAGGAGACTCCTGCGTCTACTCCCGATGTCAGTGCAGAAACCGACGCTATGGATTACTTCTCAAAGCTCTCTCAGGAGTGATCAAGAGAATCCATAACGTGAATTTTTCAGGTTAGCGGAAGCAGTTCTCAGAGTTGAGATACCGCCAGATGCACGAGGAATTGCCCCTGCTATGTTCGGGGGCAATTTTTCTGTATCCATTTCACTTGGAAATCCTGGCGATCCCTGTCTCATTAGAGCCTGTTCTCTATATGTTATGTCGGCTGCATTTGGTGATGGTGGCTGCAATCCCATAACATTAGCAGTAATTATCTCTCGCATTGTTTCATTGTACCCAGTATTTGATTTTATTACTGTTTCAGATATTTTGTCGCTCGCAGAAAAATCAACTGTCTCTGATAATTCTTCTATTACTTCACTGAATGCGGGAGAAAAATCAGCAACGTATGGGGTTTCTGCTGAAAGATCGGAAAATGAAATATTGTGATTTTTAATAGACAATGAGCTTGCTATATCTTTAATGTCTACTTGCTCTTCATTTTTTTCTTCTTCCATTAATTATGTCCTTTGTTTGCTAGTTTCTGTTGAATCTTTAAGTTTTCATCCTGAATATGTGTGTTTAACAATGATAAAAATATCTTTCGTTCCCATGGAATCATATTCTCTAATTCAGTCAGACTATACTTGTATATGTGCATCAATTGAAAATTAAGAGCATAGAATGAGGCTATATTGACATTGCAAAACACAAGGTAAAAAAATCCTCTGCGCTCTTTATGGGTAGTTTTCTTGTTTTACTTCCTGAAATGTACTCTAGATTTTCTTCATAGTGGAATAGATTATTGCAGCCCTCCAGTATGGCATTTCGTATGTTCAAAGGAAGATTATCAATCACATCATCCTGCTGTTCCCCGGTCATAGCAGAGAAGTCTATTTTTTCGCTTTGTGTTTCAATATAGTCAATAGCAGAGGCAATTGTTTTTTGTTTATTGGGCACTTTTATCTGTATTGCATAGTTCGATTCATTTACCATACTTTGTTTTGATGTGCCTTTTAATTTGAAGTTATCTGTATTTAAATCTAATACGATAGTTTCGGTTGTGTGGGGACAGGAGAACTTGACCTTTACCTTTTCACCAATTGAATATTTTCTCAGATTCAATATACAATGAATAATATCAGTTTCATTGAGTTCTTCTACTGGAACATTTATTTTTCTTTGGAGTATACTTAGAAAGGTCAGGTAAGAATCTGATTTTTTACCAGTCTCTCTTGCTGCAACAATCGCCTTTTCTTCCCGCACAATCAGGGGAGTCATTTCTATCCTCTTTTTTGATGTAGGAAGAATTATTTCATAAATTGGTAATTCTATCATTATATTATCCTATTATGTCAGTCCCAACAAAGTTATCAAAGTATCTATAACTGAATTGGACACTGAAGATGAATGGAGCAAAATCTTCTACTGGCTTTAGCTCTATTGGATATACAACACGGGGATAGCATTCTTCGAACCTCCATGATATGTTAGTGTCTCTATCATCACCAACCGTAACCGTTAGTTTAGAACCAAAAAGATTGTTATAGTACCGGTTTGGTCCATCTGGTAGTACCATAGCGTTGCACCATTTATTTACAAAATCATATACAGAGTCACGATTATCTTTTTGCATGTAGAAGGTTACAAATAGACCCTGATTCCAGTTTTTCCTAAATGGCATATATCTTATCGAACTCAATACCCCAGTTTCCACTACAGTACCAACATCCCATCCCGGTATCCTCACTGCGAATGCAGGAACATCCAATTTCTCATCGTATCCACCGGTATTGGTGGGGCGTACCATATCGACAGTAAATCTATTAGAACGAAGAATACCGTTTTCATATCCGGTATGTACGTTAGTGAGTAGCTCATCGACATTTGAAGAATCTGGCATTAATTACCCCTTAAATATTTCTTTTTCTGTTAACAGTGTAAATTTCCAATCATTGTCTTCACATAGTTCTCTCGCAGCTTTCCATTTTGCAGTATTTACCGCATATGTTTTCATGTTTATATGGTACGTTTTTGTTTTTCTAGACTTAGCAGTGGGTGGCTTTGTCTGCTTATATGGTTTGACTTCTATGAGATATTTTTGAACTTTACCATCTCGTGTCTTTATCTCAGCCAGAAAATCAGGATAGTAACGATGGGGTTTATTATCTACGGGTGAAATATATGGAATTGCAATTTCTTCACTTGCCCATCTAAGTACATTTTTATTTTTGTCCATGTACTTACACATCTTTCGTTCCCATGTTGAACGGCATACTATCTTGGTAGGATCACCAACATATTTGTCTGGATTTTCTGGACGATATTTACTCTTATATGCCATAGTATAAATATATATAATTGCTTGGAGGTAATTTATGATAGAATGGGGATATAACAATAACACGGCAGAGGCACCATATTATCTATATTTTAGATGTTACAATTTTCCGAGAACTTCACAAGAAAGAGCAAATTTAGGGGCACCAAAAGCGGAAATAATCTTACCGGGTGTTGCCATCAATAGAGGTACTTCTCACAGATATTCTGAAGATGCACCTATGATGGAAAATATGGCACAAGCACTCGGAACTGTTTCCAATGCGTTTGATGTTACCCAATTATCAGGAATTAACGATTTTGGTTCATTAATGGCAAAAGTAGAGGAAACCTTTACTGAACTTGGATCCAGATACCAAGAAGATGCATTTGGTCAGATTACATCCACAATGGGTAGGTTAGAACTACTTACAACAGAAGCAGGTTTTCTGGGTTCTTCCAAGAGAAAATATAATTTTAACTGGAATTTAAAAACAGTTGATGACAATGCAGATACGTATAGAGCAAATGCAATTGCAAATACAATGGAAAGACTTTCTATGCCAGTGGTCGGTGGATTTGCAGGAGAGGGAAATATTGCACAGGCAACCAGAATGCGACCTCCGAATATATGGACAATTCAAGCAATAGACCGCGAGGGAAGAGATGTGACTTCTATGTGGTTAGGTAATCCGAAACCATGTATGTTGATGCAGGTATTACATGCATTGGACAATCAATCATTCATTAATCAAAATGGTGTTCCATTCTCATATAATTTAGTTGCCAACTTTGTCGAACTGGAGAATGTTTTCGATTACGCAGGAACCATAACAAGCAGATCAGAATTCTTCAATGCACTCGGAGGGGGTGGTTGATGTATTTCTCAAACCTACCAAAAATAAAATACCAGTTCGGTACAAACAGCGAATCCAATGTACACAAATTGGCTAATATATTCAATCGCAGATTTGTCAATGAACCAATAGCCAATTATACCTTCATGGATATATACGAAACACCAGATCAATTGGCAAATAGCATTTATCAAGATAGTAACTTGTTCTATGCAAATTTATTGCTCAACAACATTTCATCAAAAAATGACCTTCCAATAGATCAAGTTAGATTTGAAACCGAAGCCAACAGATATTACTCTGGTTATGTTTTTCATATACTAGAAGAACCAGATCAGCAATTAGTTCGTGGGGACATTATAGTATTAAAATCTGATTTGGATGCTGGTTCATGTACAGATCCCGATAATTTAAATTGTCATATTTCATATGCCGTTATTGAAAACTGGGATCCTATATTAAAACAAATATGGTGTAAAGTGTATAAGATTGGTTCATCTGGTGCATCAACTGAAAGTAAGTTATTCGCAAATCAAAATAAATTTAGAATATTTAAAAGAGATAATTTTGCTAGAATTGATTTGCAGGGAGTTCAAATCAAAAACGAGAAGGCATTCGATCAGGCAGTAACAGATAAAAAATACACATTTGAAGCTGGTGTGTTTACGATGAAGAGAGTTTCTTCATTTTCAGATAGTATTGACGAATTATACACCACAAATAATATAACTCTGAATCCACAGGCTCTGAATATTGCATCATCATCAAATATAGAACAGATTGCACCGGAATATAATTCCAATCTATTGAATAGTCAATGTTCAATTTTAGATGCGTATATTCTATCAGCCTCTAGGGAGAAAGATTCTTCTGGTACATATTACAAAATAGGTACTACTGTTAGAATCAACTCGAAAATTGTTGCCCTTACAAATGGAAATGAATCTAAACGAGAAATTGCCGTGCTTAATCGAAATGCAGTTGGTAATGTAGCTGAAAGTATACAAAGGTCTATCTAATGAAGAACGATATCACATTTAATGATATATCAATAAAGCCTGTAAATGAACTTGAGTTTGTGAGCATACTTGACCCCAGTCAGAATTCACAAGCACCTAGTACGTTTGGTGGAATGTCAATAACCGAGGGACTTTTTCATAATGGTCTTAGTGGGTTTATAATTTTAAATGACCCAAATCCAGATTTATCTGCTAGATTAATTTCAATATCATCTTTATTAAATTCTGGGTCATTGATAAAATTCTCGTTTTCTACAGACAGTACAATTGACGGAAATATAGTAACTACCAATATAAAAGAATTGATTTTTTATGTTTATAACGTATCAATAGTGAGTAACATAGCACCCGGTATAGCAAAACAAGGATCATCACAAGCAGTTACATATAGAGCAGAATTTGCTTCGTATGAAGGTTCGGCTTTAAATTACCAAGAATTCCCTCTTATAGAAGATAGAGATTATGTCGGTTCTATAAGTGATTTCTTTACTGACCTGACAGACAATGGTGGAGTAATGTCCCCAACAGACCAAACCGAAGGTGATGCTACTAACGGACATATTGTAAATACAGCACAGATTCCACCAAACATAGTACCAACACACAACGGGGTCTGGTTTAAGAGAAAGCAATCTGGGTATCCATGGGGCAAAGAATCATCAATGTCTAGCATCAATTCATTGATACAGACATCATTAAATTATGCAATTCCTGAAATTGTACCAGATGATGATGATCTAGGCGAAGATACAACTCCTACAGCGGGAGAAGAAAATAATCCATCATACGTATTTTTCCAGTCACTTCAGAGGGGACAATGGAACTTTACTCCAATAGGTGGCTCATCTGGACTATATGGTCAACGACTATATGGCGAATTTTCACAACAAGGCTCTGGTTGGCACACATATAACTTAACTATGGATGAAACAGTCAACAACCGAGTTGAAAAATTGAAACTGGTGAAAACTGCGGACATACTCGAAATGGAGGAGGCTGGAGTTTTTGGATCCAGCTATACGCTCATCGAGCCAAATTGGAAAGGTATATACAACGGTATTGATATTGATACTAGTGAAGATGACGATCAATCGGACGCAAATGCAATCAATACATTAGGAATGAAAAGAACTGCATATTATCATGATTTCATGAGTATTTCTTCGCATCTTAATATGGAACAAGTGAATTACGTATATACCGATCTTTTCCCACCAGTAGATGATGACGAAGATTCTGATGACGAAGATTCTTCTGATACTGCGCTTGGTCCATTGTTGGGAAATAATCCACCAAACGCTGGTAATAGTAATCCATCATTTAGTAGTTTAACTGATCCAGTGTATGGTTATTTTGACGAAAGATATCTCAATCGTCCAACCCCAACAATTGTTGATGATTATGCGTCTTCTCGTGGAGATGAGTATATGTGGCAAACTATGTTTGATATGACAGAGCTACCATATTCAGGTGAAGTTAACGAGTCTGGTGAGCTTGGAATAAAATATATTGTTGACAGCATAAGAGAACCACGCAGAAAAGCAAAAATAGCTTACTCATTGTTACACGATCTAAAAGAACAGTGGAATAGATATAGACATTCAATTTGTTGTGGAACAGATCCAACAGATTTCTTTGCAATGATCGTTGGATTTACTGGTGGAAATACAGCAGATGCAAATTATCTACCATATGGAATAACAGGATCAACATTAAATAATTTCCATAGATACTCTTTCGTTGAAGTTGAAGTTTGGCCAAAGGCGCTGATTCCTCGGGGAATATCTGCAAGTGATGTTATCGGGGGTGCAGACGAAGATTTAGAATACTATGACTATATTTTAGGTACTTCTGATATCAACCCATCTTCCGGGGAACATGAACTGTTTATTGCCGGAAACTCAGCAGAAAATCGTAGTGATGGCATAACATTCAAATTTGGTCTTGACTCATCATCAGAAGGTGGTCAAAACTATGATACAAATCAAGAGCAAGAATTTGTTGTTATTCCTCTCAGTGGTGGTAAAAGAGGTATGTTTACCGCATACAATACAAACGAGCTAACCAATAGCAAAAGTTTTGCAGGGGCAGGTGTTAATACTGATGGGTACAATTATCCTGCGGGATTCCAGCTAATGCCTGTTGGTGGGATGACAGGTGGTATAAGTGATCAAGGCACTGCCATACCACCGACATTCATGGGAACTGTTGTTCGAATGACAAGTCACAATTCTAATCAACTAATTGAACTAAAAACAATGGAAGATTTCGTGGGGATGAGTGGTGGTTACACTGGACCTCCTGGCATAAGTGGACCCCCTGCAATGCAAGTAATAGGTCTTCTCAATACCATAATGGGAACAAAAAACCTACCAACGACGTTCGGTGGCAGCACACTTGACATATCATATACTGAGACAGTCACATCAACAGATGATGATGGAAATGATGTTGATGAAGAACAGTATACATCAATAGATCGAGATGACTTAGAAGAAAGACCTGATATTAGAACAAATGCATTGCCAGCGAAGACTGGTATTGGATCAACGTATGGCAATCAAACAATATTCCTTTTCTCCGCAGAAAATGATCACGATGGGAGGTGTTCATCATGACTAATCGATATCCAAATATAAGGGCAGAAACTGTTCATATACAGGGAAATGCAAAAGAAAGAAGTAATCTAAAATATATGGATTACTTTGATTGTGTTAATATAAATGGTCCAGCAGACAATAGTGGTTGCTCATCAGAAAATTCTTTATGTGGTTGTCCATGTACGGGAGAAAACGGAGCATCGGCAGTTCCTCTATTCAGAGAACCAACAGATGAAGAAATGCAATTTGCAAAAAATTCATTGAAACAGTGTCAAACAAACGGCGATGATTACGATGGATATTTTACCATAAATCCAGACGCACTGACCAGTAGTTGTGGTGTACAGTGTCATGGTGATTACTTTTACAATATTTTTCAGCTATCGCGAACATACTCCACTTTCTGGAAAACACCGAAAAAGGTTCCCCTCTACCGAAATGCATTAGTAAACTTATATACAACAGAGCAAGCTGTTGCAATTATACCCGGAAACCTTAATGTTAAATTGGGCGATTTTATCTTCTTTCCTGATGATGGAACACCAATAAATGCAAAGTACAATGGGGGTTGGTTAATTTCTAATATTGTACATGCAATTCCATCACTGCAACAGTATAAGATGATTCTTACCTTAATACGAGACAGTAAAATAAATTACCCAGAGGAGGGTTAGTATGTCGGATTATACATTTCAAGATCTTGATTCCAAATGCAGAATAAATTCATTTACAGACGACATCTCTGTGCAGAGAGATTTGAATTCAATTCGGCAGTCTGTCACTAATCTAGTACTAACCAGAAAAAATGAACGTCCATTTTCATCAGCAAATGCGGGAGCTGGATTATCAGATTTATTTTTTGAATTAGCAAATGATACCATGAATGCCAGAAAGGTATCCATCAAAGAAGAGACAAAAAGAATCATAAATAAATATGAGCCTAGAGTTATATTTAAGGATTTTAAAATCACCAATCCAAACAATACTCCGAATAGTATAAATGTAGAAATATCGTATGATGTAGTCGCATTTGATACCGATCCTAATGCACAAAGTAACGTTGTAGGTGGGGTTAATCTAACCCTAGAAAGATAAGAATGACTAGTATAGATTTAACCAAATTAGACTTCGATGAAATCAAAGCAAGCATAACTGACTACATGCAAAGTCAGCCAAATACGATAGGTTTTGATTGGAATAGTACAGGATCTATTGCGAATACAGTTTTAGATCTTCTTGCGTATAACACAATGTATTATGCGTTCTATTCTAGTATGCTCATCAACGAATCATATTTAGATACAGCACAGAGACTAGATAGCATCATATCATTGGCAAAACCATTTGGTACTGTTATTCCACATAGATCTTCCGCAACTGCAAATCTAAAACTAAAAAATACATCATCCTCTACCATCACTGTATATCCATACAAGACAGCATTTACTGCGGTTGCTCCTAATGGACTAACTTATGTGTTTTATTATACTGGTGGGGAAAGCACTGAAATTTTAAATCCTGATACATCAGCCAAGCAAACATATAACCAGTTTGATGTCTCTCCGGGCAGCTCTACAGAAATAACTGTATATGAAGGAAAACAAGTAACTGAAAAATTACCAGTTAGAAATTTCGATACTAGCAATCAAAAGTTCGATATCGGTGACAAGTCCATAGACATAAACACATTGCGAGTATACGTTCAGGAATCAGATGGAACAAAGCAGTACTACAGGACAATAGACCAATCTGACACAAATTTGTCAAGTAGGGTCTTTACTCTATCGACAACTCAAAGTGGCTACAGTGTATACTTCGGGGGAGATCAAGCATCTGATGGATCGTTTGTTGGTCGCGGTGTCGGTGCTGACGAGCAAATATATTATAGCTATGTTGCGACCAGTGGTCAAATTGTCAATGGTGCAAAAACGTTTAAATCTGGAAGTAAACTACAAGTAAAAAATCCAAACGTTATTGCCCGTGGCGGAGTTTCCAACATCAACACAGAGACAGCTCGATATATGGCAATTAGAGGCGGAAAGTCGCATGGTAATAGATTGGTTACTGTATCAGATTATCAGAATTATATTTTAAATTTGGGTAATATAAACACAGATTCAGCTAATCCAAATTTAAATGTTTCTGTGTATGGTAGCAATCAGTCAGCAGAAGCTACTAGTGGTACTATTTACTGGAGTGGTTATGATCAGCTTACTGGTACAGTTTCATCAACATCTACTATCGTG